TGTTATCAGATGGAGAGTTTGTCTTTACAGCTAAATCTGTAAAACAGATAGGTGTAGACAAGCTTAGAAAACAAATGAAACAAGCAGAAGAAGAATATGATAGAGCCATGAATGTACAAGAAGCTAATCAAACAACTACAGCTTCTGAACCTATGATGGCAAGAGGTGGATTAATGTCCACTTCAAGAATATAGAGCTACCCGGGTTATCACCTAGGCACTCTATATCGGCTACTTTTACATACTGTAAAACCCCAATTAACTAAAAGAAAGGTGATAAAAAATGGTTGAAGGTAATGAGAACACTTTATTAAACAAAGCTACTTCTCAGAAAAGCGAAAGCGAAGAAGCAAATCCTTATAATATGAAAAAAGATTATATTGATTATGACCAACAAAAACAAAATGCATCTACAACTTTTCAAGATGCAAACACAATAGCTGTTAAGAAAGACCCTCCAAAAGTTGTTGTTGATTCTATGCAATCACAAGAACCACAGGAAGATACTCCAGAAGAACAAGCTGACCAACCTTATAAAAAGGTGGACTATAAGAAAAGATACGATGACCTTAAAAGACATTATGATACTCGTGTTAATTCTTTTAAGCAAAGAGAAGAAGAACTTTTAGCTGAAGCTAGGTCAAATAGACCTAAATATAAAGCTCCTAAAAGTGCTGAAGAACTTGATGCATTTAAGAAAGAATATCCAGATGTTTATAATGTTGTTGAATCTGTTGCTCACATTCGAACTTCAAAAGAGTTAGAAGATGTTAAGGCGGAGGTTAGCTCCTTAAAAAAGCTAAACCAACAAGCTAACAAAGAAAGAGCAGAAGCTAAACTAGCAAGAATACATCCAGACTTTGAAACAATTCGTGAGTCTGATGCATTTCATAGTTGGGCTGGTAGTCAACCCGAAGAAATAAAAGGTTGGGTATATGGTAATAACTCTAATGCAGAGTTGGCTTCAAGAGCAATTGACCTTTTCAAACAAGATACCGGCAAGTCTAAATCTAAAGAAACATCTGGTGATGTTGTACCTGCTTCTGAAATGATACAAATTAAGAACAGTAAAGACATCGGCTATGGCTCTAAGAAAATTTGGACTCGTTCTCAAATAGCGGCTATGTCTCAGACAGAGTTTGATAATAATGAAAAATCTATAACCGAAGCTATGCGAGAAGGTCGTATTATAAATGATATGGGCAATCGTAAATATGGCGGTTCTGGTAATCCAACTTATTAAACAATTAAACAGATATAGTCATCACATTAACTTTTAATTAATAAGGGAGAATACAATGGCTGTATTTCAAAATTCCGGTGGTGCTGCTAATAATAACTTTAATGCAACTACTTCCGGTCAGACTAATGAGTTCTTCGTACCAGAAATCTTTTCGAAAAAGATTCAAAACTTTTTCAGAAAATCTTCTGTAATCGAAGCAATAACTAACACAGACTATGCGGGTGAAATCGCAGCTTTTGGTGATACTGTAAACATCATCAAAGAGCCAACAATCACAGTAGCAGCTTATACAAGAGCAGCTTCTACTACTAAACAATTCTTAACTGACCAAGAGTTAACACTTGTCATTGACAAAGCTAACTCATTCAAGTTTATTGTAGATGATATCGAAGAGAAATTATCTCACATTAACTTTGCGTCAGTAGGTGCGTCTAGTGCAGCATACACACTAAAAGATACAATGGACTCAGAAGTTCTATCTGCTATGTTTAGCGGAGTATCAACTTCTTCTCCAGACCATCAATTAGGTGGTGACGGAAATGGTTCAGCAGTAGCTAACTTTAGTTCTGGTGACCCAATTGATATGGGTAATGGCGGTTCTGAACTTAGTCCTTTAAAAATCATGGCTAGAATGGCTAGACTTTTAGATGATTCACAAGTTCCAGAAGAGGGCAGATGGTTTGTCGCAAAACCAGAGTTCTACGAAGAACTAGCTGATACTGATTCAAAACTAATGTCATCTGACTTTAACCAAGGTGACGGAGGTGTAAGAAACGGACTAGTAGCATCTGGACAAATCAGAGGATTTTCTATGTATAAATCTTCAAATGTTCCAGCAGTTTCTGGTACAAATTCAACTGGACAATGTTTAGGTGGACACATTTCATCTACAGCAACTGCACAGTCAATTCTTAATATTGAAACTCTAAGAGATACCGATACTTTCGGTGACATCGTAAGAGGTCTTCATGTATATGGAAGACAAGTATTAAGAGACGATGCTTTAGTAAAAGCAGTATACGCAATTGACTAATATATAATTACACAAGGGGCGATTAAATTCGCCCTTTGTTTTATAAAATATAAAAAAGGATTTACAATGGCTCACAATTTTAAAAATGGAATAGATTATGCTGATGTTATAACAAGACATCAACCGCATATATTAAAAGGGGATAGAGTTGCTTCAGTACATCATGGTAAAGATTTACATCCTAGAAAATATGGGATAGAAGATTTAAGAAGAGAATGTGATAAAAGTGACATGGGAACAAAAGGAAGAGAAAAACTTTATCCAGACGATTTACAATTTCCAAAAGTATAATTAAGGAGAGTTAATGGCTGCTCCGTTTAGAACATTCTTAGATTTATGTAATACTCTTATTAGAGAAATTAATGAAGTAGAATTAACTTCTTTAAATTTTACTAATGCAGTAGGTATACAAAAATTTATTAAAGATACAATCAATAGAGGTTACTTTGATATTTGTAATGCAGAAGACAAATGGAGTTTTCTTGCAGTAGGTGACCCTTCAGATAATTACTATGGTAATGTCAATGTTGAAACAGTATCTGGAACAAGATGGTATAAATTTAATACATCATCTACAGGAGTAACTACAGACTATAGTTTTATTGATTATGAGAATGTAACTCTTACAGAAGAAGGTGTATCTGGTAAAGATGCTCCATATGAAGTAAGAAACTTACATCCTATTACAACAGAGTTTTGGACAAAGCATTATGCAATCTCTGAGTCAGTAGACAAAAGTGACACACAAACTTTTGGAATACCACAAAGAATAATTAGAAGTCCAAAGAATGATGGATTTGGTTTATCACCTATACCTAATGGTGTATACAAAATTTATTTCTTTGCATACTCACAACCAAGTGAATTAACAAATCATAGTGATACAGTAGTATTTCCACAACAATATACTACAGTATTATTATCAAGAGCAAGATATTATTTACATCAGTTTAAAGATAATATAAGTCAATCACAATTAGCTGATGCAGAATATAAAAAAGGTTTAAGAACTATGCGTGAACAATTAATTGAATCGTTTCCGGATAGTATGATTGACGATAGGATTAGAATAGTATAATGCCAGAGCAAGGTGTATCAGTTACTTGCGAAGGTGGATTAGATTTAGTAGGCACAACACATAATCTTTTTAGAACACCGGGAGTCGCAACATCTTTAAAAAACTATGAGTCTTCTATTCATGGTGGATATAGAAGAATAAATGGTTTTACAAAGTTTGGTTCGGCACAACCAAGTGGCACAGATGATGTCGAAGGTATATTTAGATATTGTCAAGGAGTAGTTGCTTGTGCTGGTGCTAACATTTATTACAGTACAAATGGTAATAGTTGGACACAAGTAAATAAAGATACATACCAAAATAAAACAGGAACAGTTTCAGTAACAGCAGGTGCAGCAACAGTTACAGGAAGTGGTACAAGTTTTACTACTGAGTTTGCAGTAAACGATGACATTAAAATTAACAATGAAGTATTTAATGTTTTATCAATTACAGATAATTTAAACTTAACAGTAGATGGTAACTTTGCAAGTTCAGCTTCTAGTCAAGTTATTAAAAAGAATGGAGCAAATGATTCACAGTTATCAAGTGGGTCAGCAATAGCTAGAACAAATCAAACTGATTGTAAGTTTGCTTTATACGAAGGTGATACTCAACATGGTGAGTTATTTATTGTAGACGGAGTAAATAAACCTGCTATGTTAAAGATAACAGTAGCTGGTGGAGTTAATACTTACAGTTTTAAAGAAGTAGAAAGGTCTGCACCAGACAAGTCAAAGTTTGCTACAATATTTAGTGAACGATTAATACTTGCAGGTGACTCAGATAATCCACAAGTTGTATCATATAGCACAAGATTAAAACCAGAAGATTTTACTGGAGCTTCGGCAGGAACAATTGATATTGGTGATAAAATACAAACAATAAAACCTTTTCGTAATAAACTAATTGTATTTTGTGAATCAAGTATTTTTCAAGTATCTGGATTAGACGGAACACCAGTAGTATCGGGAGTAACAAAAAATATTGGATGCGTTCATGGTAACACAGTTCAAGAGATAGGCGGTGACCTTGTATTTCTTGCACCAGATGGTTTAAGAACAATTGCAGGAACTGCTCGTATTGACGATATAGAATTAGGTTCTATCAGTAGAAAAATATTACCTTTATTTAGAGATAACATTTTTCCTAATTTATCAACTATACAATTTGCTAGTATGGTTGTTCGAGAAAAAAGTCAATACAGATTATTTTACTATCGAAGTGGAGTTTCTAACCCACAACAAAAAGGTATCATAGGAACTTTTAAGATAGCTTCTACAGGTGCTGTAGGTTATGAGTGGAGTGAAACAGAAGGTATACCAGCTAGAAGAGTTCATGCAGGTACAGATGCAAATGGTAATGAAGTTTTGTATCATGCAGAAGTTGATGGTAGAGTTTACAATCATGATACTGGTAACGACTTTGACGGAGCAAATATAATAGCAATATACAAAACACCAGATTTAGATTACGGAGATTCTGGTGTAAGAAAAACTTTATACTATATTAAAACAAGTATTAGAGCAGAAGGAACAAATAATAATTTAACAGTTTTACCTAGATACGATTTTGAAAGTCCAGATGTACCTCAACCATCTGAAATAAGTTTAGGTAATCTTATTTCGGTTTCAACATTTGGTAACGCAGTATTTGGAACAGCGATATTTGGTGGTACATTATTTCCACAACAAAGAGCAACATTAACAGGTAGTGGATTTACAAATAATTTTAGAATACGAAGTGCAGGAAATCAAGCTCCTTACACAGTATCTGGATTCTATGTAGATTTCATAGCAGGAGGAAGAATATAAAACATGGCAGCATACATTAGACAAAGTACATTTTCTGATGGTGATACAATCTTTGCATCACTATTAAATAATGAATTTGACCAATTACTAGCAGCATTTAATGTATCAACGGGGCATACACACGATGGTTCAACTACTGGTGATGGTGGTCCAATATCTAAATTATTTAGTAACGCAATCACTTTTGGTAAGAATGAGAATACAGATATTGCTGTAACATTTGATGGTTCTTCTAATGATGGTGTAATTACATGGATGGAAGACGAAGATTACTTCCAATACTCTGACGATATTTTATTAAGCACTACTGAAAAAGTTTTATTTAGAGACTCAGCTATTTATATTAATTCATCAACTGATGGACAATTAGATATAGTAGCAGATACCGAAGTACAAATAGCTGCAACAACAGTTGACATAAATGCTAACGCAGATGTATCTGGCACATTAACATATGGAAGTTTATCAGATGGTGCTATAACTATTACTGCATTTGTAGATGAAGACAATATGTCTTCTAATAGTGCAACATTAGTTCCAACACAACAATCTGTAAAAGCGTATGTGGATGCACAGTTAACAGCTTCTGACCTAGATATCCAAGGTGATTCTGGGGGTGCATTTGATATTGATTTAGATGATGAAACTTTAACAATAGCAGGTGGAACAGGTATTGATACTTCGGGTACTGGCACTACTTTAACAGTAGCAATAGATTCAACTGTAGCTACACTAGCAGGTTCACAAGCTTTAACAAACAAAACACTCACAAGTCCTGTAATCAATACAGGCGTATCTGGAACAGCAATATTAGATGAAGATGATTTTGCTTCTGATTCAGCTACACAATTAGCAACACAACAATCAATTAAAGCATATATAGCTACACAGGTAGCAGCTTCAGATACTTTAGCAGAGTTATCTGATACTAACATATCTACGCCTTCTTCTGGACAAATTTTAATTTATGATGGTTCAGATAGTTTTGATAATAAAACTGTATCTGGCGATGTAACTATTAGTTCAACAGGAGCTACAACTATTGGCTCTGGTGCAGTAGAGACTGCGATGGTAAATGCAAATGTTATTACTGGGCAAACAGCTTTAACTTCTGGTTTTGATACTGCTAATGACCATTTATTAATTCACGATTCAGATGGTGGTTTAAAGAAAATTTCACTTGCAAATGTAACTTCTGCTACTGGTGGTATTTCAGATGTTGTATCTGATACTACTCCGCAGTTAGGTGGTGACTTAGATGTAAATGGTAATGCGATAGTTTCTGCATCAAACGGAAACATATCTATTACACCTAATGGTTCGGGCAAAGTTATTCTTGATGGATTATCACACCCAACTTCTGATGGTTCAGCAGGACAATTTTTAAAAACAGATGGTGCTGGTAACTTAGCTTTTGCTACAGTAACAACAGACTTATCTGGTGACTCAACTCCACAACTAGGAGGTAATTTAGATGTAAATGGAAACTCTATTGTTTCTGCTTCTAATGGTAATATTTCTATTACGCCTAATGGTTCTGGTAAAGTTATCTTAGATGGTCTTTCACATCCTACATCAGATGGTTCAAATGGACAAGTATTAACTACAGATGGTGCTGGTAATTTATCATTTACAAGTAAAACAGTAGATACTACTAACTTAGTAGATGATACTACACCTCAACTTGGTGGTGATTTAGATATAAACGGAAATGCAATTGTATCAACATCAAATGGTAATATTGCAATAACTCCAAATGGTTCTGGTAAAGTAATACTAGATGGTTTATCTCATCCTACTGCCGATGGTTCTAATGGTCAATTCTTAAAAACAGATGGCGGTGGTACATTATCTTTTGCTTCTGTAACTCAAGCAACAGGTAATGAATTAGAAAATCTTTCAGAAGATACAAGCCCACAATTAGGTGGAGATTTAGATGTTAATGGTAATGACATTGTGTCTACATCAAATGCAAACATATCTATTTTACCAAATGGTTCTGGTAAAGTTTTATTAGATGGTAATGGTAGCACAGGTGGTGTTGCAGTAACAGATGGTAACATTGATATTAGGTCCAGTACAGGTGCTGTATCTAAAGTTAAATTTTATTGTGAAGTTAATAATGCTCACGCACAAACACTTCAAGCACAACCTCACTCAGCAGGTAGTAGTGCAGTAGTAACACTTCCAGTAAATACAGGAACATTAGTTGGAACAGGTGATAGCGGTAGTGTATCAAACACTATGCTAGGTGGTAGTATTGCGGATAGTAAATTATCTACAATTTCAACTGCAAACAAAGTTTCACTTGCGGCTGTAGATATTGATGGAGCTACAGATATTGGTGCAGCTTTATCAACATCAGATTTAATTGCAGTAGATGATGGTGCAGGTGGTACAAATAGAAAAGCAGCTCTATCGAGAGTTGTAACATTAGTAGAAGACAATGCGAGTTTTTCTAGTCAAGGGTTCGCAACAGCGATGGCAATCGCATTATAGTTTAGGAGGAGAATAGATGGCTCAGAATTTTAGAAGGTATACTGAAAACAATATCGGTACATCTGCTGTTGATTTCCCAAATGGTTCTAACTTTGATAGTTATGATACTGTAGTAGGAATACATCTAGCAAATATAACTGGAAGCACAGTTAATGTTGAAGTATACATTAACGATGGTTCTAACGATATTCATCTTGTAAAAGACGCACCCATCCCTAGTGGCGGAGCTTTGCAAATATTAGACGGGGGTGCTAAAATTGTAGTCCAGTCTGGTGATAGACTTTATGTTAAGTCTGACACAGCAAGTTCAGTAGACGCTTGGGTATCGGTTGTCGATGCAATAAGTACATAAGAGGAGAATAAATGGCATATATTGGGAATATACCCGCAGAAAAATTTACTAGCGTAGATATTCAAAATTTTACTGTTAGTGCAACTGCTAACTATACTTTGGATAGACCGGTAGCAAATGAAAACGAAATAGAATTATTTATTAATAATGTTCGTCAACATCCGGGTTCTGGAAAAGCATATACTGCATCTGGCACAGCTTTAACGCTGTCAGAAGCTACTGCTGGTACAGATACAATGTATTGTGTTTATCAAGGTAAAGCAAGACAAACAGTTACTCCGGCAACTTCAAGCGTAACAAATGATATGTTAGCTGGTAGTATTGATTTAACTTCTAAAGTTACAGGTGCTTTACCACAAGCTAATATTGCAGACCAAGCAATCAATGAAGCTAAAATGCAAATTAGTAATGCTCCAACAAACGGATATATGCTTACAGCACAATCTGGTAATACTGGTGGATTAACTTGGGCTGAAGCACCTAGTGGTGGATTAGTTCATCTTAATACTACAACTGGCTCTAGTAATGTAGGAACAGTAGACATAGATAATGTATTTAGTTCTACTTATGCAAATTATTTAATTATATTTGATTTAACTTTAGATACAAATGCAACAGATCCAATGTTTAGATTTAGAGATAGTACACCAGCAAGTTTATCAAATAGTGCTTACACACAATCTATAAACGGATTATCACAAGATAATAGTGCAGTTTCTGCTTACACTTCAAGTATACAAACACAGTTACAAGTAGGTCATGGTATGTATAATCAAAGCAATATTGATATGCCAGCCATGACAGGATTTTATTATGTTATAGATCCTGTTGGAACTTCAACTACAACAAATATTCTTTGGAATTTTTCACAAAGAGGAAGTAACGGATTGCTAAGAGGATTTCAGGGTAATAGTTTATTTAATAATCAAACAAGTGTTAGAGGGTATCAATGGTACGGCGCTAGCGGAAATGTTCATAACTATACCTTTAGAACATATGGAATAGTGAATAGTTAATATGAATACAATAAATTATAAAATAAATGATAATGGTACCATAAGAGATATGACAGATGCTGAAAAAGCATTGATAGATTCATCTCAAGAATCAGCAACAGCAGAAACAAAAGCTAGAGAAGATGCTGAAGCACAAGCAAAAATAGATAAAGAAGCTGGAAAAACTAAATTAAAGGATTTAGGTTTAACTGAAGATGAAATTAAAGCGCTGATAGGAGAACAATAATGGGATACACAGGACCAGGTTTAGATTTTGGAGCGTTTCAGAAGATCGATGATATTTCATCAGGATTTAACAATTCTAATACCGAGTTTAATATACAGATCGGCGGACAGACAGCAGAAATAGCAAGTCTTAACCAATTAATTATTTCTATATCTGGCGTCATTCAGGAACCAAACAGTGCATTTACTTTTGGTAGTTCTCGTAGTACAATAGCCTTTACAGGAGCACCGCAAAGCAC